ACTAGAAGAAAAGGTGGTTAACAAGGGAGGCGAAAATGGCGATGCTGTTGTTGCTGATCCTGTTGCTAAGAAAGCCACTTTACCAAACTCAAAAGATCAAGGCGAGAAAACAACTCCAAATATTACCGCTAGCGATCTAGATAAGGAGACACCTCAAATGGGTGAAGGGTCAGCTGAATCAAATAAAAAGTCTATTGATATGAAGCCATCCGATGCTTCTGCTAAAGCCGAAGAATATACTCTTGAAGTTGCCTTCGACGGTGAAGAGCTATCGGAAGAATTCAAAGAAAAGGCTACTACAATTTTTGAAGCTGCCGTTAATGCTAAGGTTGAAACAATCAAAGCAGATTTAGACGAGCAGTACAAGAAAGATCTCGAAGAGCAAGTTGCTAATGTAACTGAAAAAATCTCTGGTGATGTAGACAAGTATCTCAATTATGTTGTCGAACAATGGATGGAAGCTAATGAAGTTGCCATCGAGTCTTCGCTACGTAACGAGATTACAGAAGAGTTTATCGAGGGTATGAAGCAACTATTTGCTGAGCACTATATCGAGGTACCAGAAGAGAAGCTAGATGTACTAGAAGGCCTAGCATCTAAAGTTGAAGAGCTTGAAGAGAAACTAAACGAGTCTATTGAAACAAACATTCAACTAAAAGACTCGGTCAAGCAGTATGCTAAAGAATCTATCCTAAAGCAAGTGTCTGAAGGCCTAACAGTCTCTCAAAAAGAGAAGTTTGCTACACTAGCCGAAGGTGTTGATTTTAGCGATAATGAATCTTATGCAAAGAAGCTACAGATTGTTAAAGAAAATTATTTCAAAGAAACAAAAGTAGGCGCTGATATTGCTGAATCTGAAGTAGAGAATGCTGAAGAAGCACCTGCTGAAGCTCCAAAGCTATCTGGCCCTGTAGCTAACTATGTACAAGCTATTTCTCGTACCATCAAGAAGTAATTCTTATAAATAACTTTAACGTTAAAATTTTTTAACAAGGAAGGAAACTCAAATGTACTTAAATGAAGAAGTCCAAAAGAAATGGCAGCCAGTCCTTGAGCATCCCGATCTAGAAAGCATCGGCGATAAGCACAAGAAAGCTGTTACAGCTCAAATCCTAGAGAACACTGAAAAAGCTCTACGCGAAGCCGCTTTCCAGTCACGTGGTAGCCAATCGCTATTTGAAGCCAATCAGCCTGTTAACGCTATGGGTGCTTCGAGCTCTACAGCTGGTGACGGCGCTGTCGATATTTTCGACCCTGTCCTAATCTCGCTAGTCCGTCGCTCGATGCCTAACCTAATCGCTTATGACATCGCCGGCGTTCAGCCAATGACAGGTCCTACAGGTCTAATCTTCGCCATGCGTGCTCGTTACAGCGATCAAGCTGGTGCAGAAACATTCTACAACGAAGTTAATACAGCCTTCTCGACAGTCAAGGGTGGTGGTGCTCAACTAGGTAATGCCCATGTTGGCTCAACTGGTACCGGTGCCAATACTACTCTACTAGCTCAATCGGCTAACGTTAACTATGCCGAAGGTATGTCGACAGCTACTTCTGAATTCCTAGGTTCTAACAGCACCTTGGTTTTCCCAGAAATGGCCTTCTCGATCGAGAAAGTAACTGTTACAGCTAAGGCTCGCGCCCTAAAAGCTGAATACTCGATGGAACTTGCTCAGGATCTACGCGCCGTTCACGGTCTAGACGCTGAGACAGAACTCTCGAACATTCTATCGTCTGAGATTCTAGCTGAAATCAACCGTGAAGTTGTTCGTACAATCTACGCTACAGCCTCGCGTGGTGCTTCTGCTGGCACAACCAACGCTGGTTTCTTTGACCTAGATACAGACTCTAACGGCCGTTGGTCGGTTGAGAAGTTCAAAGGTCTAATGTTCCAATTAGAGAGAGAAGCTAACCAAATCGCCAAAGACACCCGTAGAGGGAAAGGCAACATCGTCCTATGCTCGTCGGACGTTGCTTCTGCCCTACAAATGGCTGGCGTTCTAGATTATGCTCCTGCTCTAAACAGCAACAATCTACAGATTGATGATACAGGTAACACATTTGCTGGTGTTCTAAATGGCCGCATTCGTGTTTACATTGATCCATATGCTGGTGGCAACTACTTCGTTATGGGCTACAAAGGCTCGTCGCCATTCGACGCCGGTCTATTCTATTGCCCATATGTTCCTCTACAAATGGTTCGTGCTGTCGATCAAGACACCTTCCAGCCAAAGATTGGTTTCAAAACCCG